CGCAGAGTCGTGGCCAAGCGACAAGTTATCCGCGTATTACTTTGTCGAGGGCGTCAGCTTCTACGGCTCCGAAGGCGAGGGGGACTGGGGCAACCTAGGCTCAGACCACGAATGGTGGACGCACGCGGATCCTAAGAGGCGCTTATCTACTAGAATGTGGGATAAGCTACGATACGCAACGCAGCAGGTCCCGGAAAAAGCATGTACATTCCAAAAAGAAAATATTCATGAGTTCACCTGGGCAAATGGGTATAACATGCAAATAGGAAATATGATTATACAGACTTTTGTTAAAGTTACTGAGCGGGATCCATCTACTTATGATCAGTTTAGGTTGTTAACTTTTGCAGATTTAGACCTGGGAGATTTTACTGCGACCGGAGAGCCTTGCGCAACACCCGGGAAGACAATAAAAGAAGTTGGAGCAGCTGAAGCATTATCAGCTTTCATGGCTGAATTTGAAAATTATAGAAGTGGGGACAACGAATTTAGAACATATATTTATGATTATATTCCATTGCCAGTTTGGTGTCACTTCTTTAAAAATGTCTTCATGGCGTCAATCTATAAGAGTGAACCCGACATGCCACCGGACTGGAACGTCGACTTTGAGGATATCGATCTGACAGAAGATGAGCAATACCAAAATATCAAATATTTGTTTAACCGTTATGGGCTCAAACCATTTTTTGAAAAAGTTGAGTTTGGTTTAAGATTCAGTTATATTAATTCTTATGGGTTAACTGAACCGCCAGGTATAGGATTTCGTAATTTTATGAAGGACACAATGCCGGTCAATGGTCTTAAAAAATGCAAGACATTATTTTCCAATAGAGTATCTTCCGGCCTGGATGCAGCCCGGTCGAACGCCGGAATATATGATGAGGTGCACATCCCTATAACAGAAGTAAAGCAAACTTTGGTATTCGAGCCTGATGGCTTCAGGATTGCCGATCAGAAGGAGCTTTATGACTATGATGAGATAGCTTACGGCAATCCGGATATGCAACAGCGACTACCGCCTACATGGTTCGATGACAACAGGTTAACAGATTTAGGTGAAAAAGCTAAACACTATACAAATACTTTTAGTCAGTTTTTCTATAAAAAAGTCGCTTCCAATTTGATGTCCAGACTGGAAAATACTGCAGAATTCAAATTATTGTTTGATCATATTTTTCCGCTTAAAAGATATATGTCTCTGGCCTTTATTTATGCAGGCGATGGCTTAACCAAATTTATACCAGAGCCAACAGCTATTTTAGAAGAAACAAAGTCAGCACTTCAGATTGCGATGACTGGTTTAACAAATTCTGATAGCTATGAATACCAGCCAGACCCGTTAGCTAATCTTTTAGAGAATAGACAGATTAGAGAGAACGCAGGTACTGCTGGAAAAGAGCCAGATCTTACAAAACAAATATTAGAAATATTATATAAAACGCCTCTTTTGATATTAAAAGGCTTTGTAGAAGTTACTGATCCGGCGATTATTATTGCTAAAGCAATTATCGATGCTGCGAATGCTATTGTACAATCAGTTATTGCCGCGGTCGAGCAAGGTTTGAAAATGGTAAAGCAAGGAATACAATCTGCCATTCAACAAGCTAAATCGACTTTATCATCTATTGAAAGTAATCTCTCCGTGGTCACAGGTCAAGTAAAGGCTGCTAAGATACCACTACAAAATGTTATCGGCGAGAATATTGATGAAGTAATAATATTGAAGATCGACGGCGCGATTGTTAGCGATGAAGGCGCAAAACTCTGGGAAATAAGAATTAACCAGGGCGCTTTAACTGATGAGCAAAAAGAAACTTTAAAAGGTGATGCTAGCTGGAAAAACATTAAAAAACTGATAGGCGAAGCTTCGCCTATGATAGATGATTATGCAGCATTAAAAATAAAGATTGTCGATCTTGAAACGGAATTAGCAAAAGTTGAAGAAGATTTAAAAGTAGCAATTGCTGAAGCTAAAAAAATCGCGCAAGCTGTTTTTTCTTCACCATTTTTGTTGCCAGGCCTCTGGGCCGCGCTTCTGCCGTCAATGTTGCCTTATCTTGGTGGTGTCGTCCCGCCACCATTTTTTATTGGCCCGCCAAGCACGATTCCGGGTATGATATATTTATTATTATTGTTTTTGGACGCGTATGAGGAAAAGATGCATGAGGTTGTAGAAGAGCTAGATACCTTAGGCTGCACCGACGACATATAATCGTTACCTGGTATGATTTGTCATCCGCTACTACTTATTATTGTATAATCTTAGAGAGGAGAATGTATGAACGGTATCGGCCCAAAATTACCATTGTCCCGCGATAGTCAATTTGGTTATTATTCGCTGAACACAACGTACAAAGATCAAGTAAACCAAAATTTTAAAATCTTAATGTTAACCACACCCGGTGAACGGGTAATGGATCCGAGTTTTGGCGTTGGCTTGCGGAATTTCTTGTTCGAGCCCAAAAATAACGTAGTGTCAAAAATAAAACAAAGAATCCACAGCCAAATACAAAAATATATGCCGTATATAAAAATAAACAGATTATTATTTGGTTCTGGGGCCCAGGAACACCTATTGGGAGACTCTCTTTTGCTTTCGATTAAAGTTGAGTATGAAGTAACTGATCTAAATGTTGAATCAGAACTAATACTACAAGCAGAGGATATAAATTAATGGCGAAAAATAAAAAATTAATAAAATATACTGATAGAGATTTTTCTTCTATAAAAGAGGGTTTAGTCGAATATACAAAAAGATATTATCCGGATACTTTTAAAGACTTTTCTGAAGCGTCATTCGGGTCTTTGATGTTGGATACTGTATCATATATTGGTGATGTATTGTCATTCTATTTAGACTACCAAGTAAACGAATCTTTTTTAGATACGTCTATTGAGTACAATAATATTTTAAGACTAGGAGAGCAAGTAGGTTATAAACAGCCTTTAAAGTCAAATTCTTTTGGCATTGTTACACTATACCTTCTGTGCCCGGTAACTCCTACTGGTGATTCGCCAGATAGAAATTATTTGCCAGTATTAGCGAAGGGATCAAAATTTTCATCAGATGATGGTTTGATGTTTACTTTAGTAGAGGATGTAGAATTTAATAACACTGATAATGAGATCATCACAGCGACGGCTGATGAAACTACTGGTAATCCTACATCTTTTGCAGTTAAAGCTTACGGCCGTGTAATCTCTGGTGAATTAAAAGAGACGTCTATATCCGTCGGCACTTTTAAAAGATTTTTGACAATTCCTATCTCAGATTCTAATATTTCTGAAATTGTGTCGGTGACAGATACTGAAGGGCACGAGTACTTTGAAGTAGAGTACTTGTCACAAGACACAATTTATAAAAGTGTCGTTAACAAAGATGCGGATACCAGATCACGGGTAACAAACGTCATAGTACCAGTTTCAGTACCAAGAAGATTTATTGTCAGTACTAAAACTGAAGGAGTATCTTTAAAATTTGGGTATGGCTCCGACTCAACTTTAAAGAATGAAAATATAACACATCCATCAAATGTTGTTTTAAAGATGCACGGAAGAAATTACGAAACCGATTTAGGCTTTGACCCTTCAAAACTTTTAGAAACTGATAAGTTTGGCATTGCTCCGGCAAATACGACGTTGAGAGTAGTTTATCGAGCCAACACCGATGAAACAACTAATGTTGCAACAAAAAATTTAACAACAGTCGTGGATCCCGTGTTTGTTTTTGGGTCGACCGCGGTGAACGAGACGAAAATTTCTTTTGTCAAAGATGGCTTGGAAGTGACAAACGAGCAGCCTATTGCGGGAGACATGGGCGCGCCAACCGTAGAAGAACTAAAACAACGTGTTAACGATGTGTTTGCTTCACAGAACAGAGCTGTTACTGCTAGTGATTATGAAGCAATAGTATACCGCATGCCGGCAAAATTTGGACGGGTTAAAAGAGCAAAAATTATTAGAGATCGAGATTCTTTTAAAAGAAATTTAAATTTATATGTTGCCGGCGTAGATGAAAATGAGAAATTGGTTGAGTGTAACCATGCATTAAAAAATAATTTAAGAATATGGATTAATAAATATAGGATGCTTAATGATACGATTGATATACTAGATGCAAAGATTGTTAATATAGGAATAACTTTTTTAGCCGTTGTTAATTACGATCAAGACAGATTTCAAGCGCTCAATACCGCTATTAATACCGTTAAAGATATGTTTGCACGTAAAATGGATATTGGACAACCGATATATATATCAAGCATTTATAACGAGCTAAACAACCTAGAAGAGATAGTTGATGTTGTGGATGTAAAAATTGTTAATGACAATAAAACTGGAGGCTTATATTCTGATCTAAGTATAAATCTAAGAGAATATATCTCTGCAGACGGTAGAATATTATATGCTCCAGAAGACACTATATATGAGTTGAAATATCCTAACTTAGACATTAAAGGAACGATTAGATAATGGCTATAAAAAGGTATAGAGCAGAAAAAGATAATACGATTACAAATGCTTTTAAACTCACTTCAACCACACGCGGTACTGGTTCAAACATGGGCGCCGCTGATATTCTTGAGACTTTCTCTTTATATGGCCAAGGCCCAGCAACTTCTTCTGCTGAGCTTTCTAGAGCCTTACTTCAGTTTCCAGTAACACAAATTTCTGCAGATCGTACTGCAGGAACGATACCAATTTCTGGAAACGTTGATTTTTATTTAAGAGTATTTAACGCAAGACATTCTGAACAACTTCCTAGAGACTTTACTATGAATGTTTTGGCTGTGTCTTCTTCATGGCAGGAAGGCTATGGTTTGGATATGGAATCTTATACCGATATTACAAAGGATTCTATAGATGGTTCAAATTGGATGAATGCAAGTAGTAATTTTGTAGCAGCGAAGTTGGCTAACGCTATTGACTGTACCGGCGTTAATAACGATCATACATTTACGTTAACATCTCCTACTGCTATGGGGGGTGACGGAGTCACTTATACGTTTAAGTTTGTGCATGACACAACAGCTATTAACGCCGGCGCCGCAGGAAATATTTATTACATTGCCCGCGACGGCCTTACAGATGCTCAACGCGCCGGCGCTTGCGCCGACGCCATTAATGGAACTGCAAATGCGAATGTCGCCTTTAGTGACGGCAACGCGAATTCTGTAAACACTACTGATCTTAAAATCAAGGCAACAGCGCCCGGAACTGACGGTGGCGCAACTATAGATTTAGAATTTGATAATAAGGGCGCGTTAGGAAACGGGCATGTAAATGTGTTAGCAGCTACAAATGGGTTTACGGGAACTAAAATTCTTGAAGGCGCATTTTCAGGCGGCGATGGCCAGTGGGCTAATGTCGGCGGCGATTATCACACCTCCCACAAAGAGATGCCTAATTATACGTTTACATTTCCTGAGGGCCATGAGGATATAGAATTAGATGTCACGGAGATGGTTGAGGAGTGGATTGACGGAACACACGGTTATCAAGAAAATTATGGACTTGGAATACATTTGTCTTCAAGTTTTGAGGCTTATACGACTGCATCAGAAAGCACAGTGCTACTCAACACGGCGGGACAAAGAACTAGTTTTTATACAAAAAGGTTCTTTTCTAGATCCAGCGAATTTTTCTTTAAGAGGCCTATTATAGAAGCGCGTTGGGATTCCAGGATAAAAGATAACAGAGGCAATTTCTTCTACAGTAGCTCACTAGCTCCAGCTGAGGAAAACTTAAACACAATTTACCTTTACAATTATGTAAGAGGGCAGTTGAAAAATATACCTGGAGTTGAAAGTAACAATCATATATATGTGAATATATATTCAGGTTCAACAGATAATTCAGGGCCCACCGGGGATCCCTTAGTATTAACTAAAGACACAGTACATGTAAAAGATTCAAATAAATTAACAATTACAGGCGGGTTTGTTTCCACGGGCATCTATAGCGCTAGTTTTGCCTTAACAGCCTCTTCTGAACCTCTAGAGAAATTATTTGATGTTTGGTATACCGGCAGCGCTGACCACTCAACTACAACACAGTTCTTTACCGGTTCTATAGTCCCAAAGTTTGATGCTGCTCCGGTTTCAAATGCATATCCTCAATATGTCACAAAAATAACTAATTTAAAATCGTATTATAACAGTAATGAGCAGGCAAGATTTAGAGTTTTTACGAGGCCACGAAATTTCAGCCCAACAATTTATACTGTTGCAAAGAAAAAAAATGAAGGTGTAATAATACCAAGCGCCTCGTATGAAATTATTCGCACCATAGACAACCATACTGTTATTAATAATTCAACTGGAAGCTCAGCATACCACACGTATTTGTCATATGATGTTTCTGGCAGCTACTTTGATCTTGACATGTCAATGTTGGAATCTGGGTATATGTATAGTATAAAGTTTGCTTATAATGTGTCTGACGGGTGGAGAGAACAAGAAGAATTATTCAATTTTAGAGTTGAAGATAATTAATTATACAGTTGGGTTTATAAATGAGTATAAAAGATTTATTTGATAAAGGCTATTCTTCAAAATCTATTAAAAATAAAAGTCAAGAAGAGATTAGAGGAGATATAGAATCTCAAAGATATCTTGAAGGCTATACTAAAAAAAGTAATAGGTTCTTGCCTGATACTGATTTTACTTCTGCCTCAAATTTTGCCCGATATGGGCTAGCAGAACTTTATTATGAAAACTCAATTAAAAGAGTATATCAAACTTATCCTTATGATGGCTCTAGGGCAGAAAAAATCGAATGGGAGAACGAAAGTACTTATTTAGATCTTTTTATTTTTGAAAATGAGTATCCTAGGTTTAATGGATATATTGCTCTTAATACTGGGTCTCATACTTATAGCAGCACTAAGACTGCTAACACATATTCTAGTAGCCTCCCTCAATATGTATATTTTCTTGGTGGGCCACACCCGGATCCGTCGGGCGACTATAAGAGTGATTTTTCAGCAGGCCCATCAAAAAAAGGCGTTTCG